GCCCTGAGAGTATTTTCTCTAGAGTCCTGATAGTAGCTCATTTCCTTGTATATCTAATTGTAAATGTACTATACTTAGTATACATGCTGTATACACCCTGTAAAGACCTATAACAAGATAAAACACCCGAATCCAACCCGAATGAGTACGCATCCACAAGGTAACTTACCCTCACTTTATGGAGTACTCGGTTATCACAGGCTATCCAAGAGCCACCAAGCACCCACCAAACACAACACCTTACAAGACCATCATGATACACACCCTACTCACACGCTATCCAATGGGTACACCCACATACATGCACACTACTCTCTTATAAGCTCTTAGTATATAGATATAGATATGATGCATCTCTCACCTCACACACTCACTCATTCTCTCATAAGCAGTAGGTAGGGGGGCTATGGTTGTGATGTCCATTCATTTGTGTATTAATTTATATCAACACACACCAAAATATCCAATAAAAATACACACTAATGCAGTACATTCACTTGACATATGCTTAGCAATACTGTATTATTACCCAATGAAGTACGTAAACGTTAGGCAATTGCTTAGCAACATAGGGGAGAGTACAGAAAACCTTCCAGTAACAGTTACAAGATACGGGGTTCCAATTTTTAAAATAATTTCTGTAGAAACTGAAGAAGAGGAGAAAATTTCTAATAAAAAATCTGAGAACCCTACATGTGAATTTCCATTTTGTTTCGCTGAGGCGAAAAAGGAAGTAAAGGGTCAGTGGTTATGTGGGGAGCATTTAAAATGACTAAATTACAAGGGGTTTTAAACAAAGCTGTGTTAAACGGATACGATGTTGATAAGTGGGAGGGTTTTGTAAGTATTTTTTCTCACGACTTCGCTAAGGCCTTTTGGAAGCCTCCTAGTGATGAGCTTGCTAAGACTGATAGATTTTGGAAACGTAGATTACAAGAAATGGTAGTAGAAGAAGAACCTATTAAATTTTTAGAAAGGTGGTTATGAGATTATTATTAACTGGTGGAGCTGGATTTATAGGCCATCACACCGTAGAACATATATTAAAAAATACAGACTGGGACATCGTAATCCTAGATAGATTGAATTATGCTGGGAATCTTAATTTCTTAGCTGATTTAGATTGTTGGGATGGAGATAGAGTTAAGTTTGTTTTCCACGACTTTAGAGCGGAGATAAACGAAACTACACGAAATCTTATAGGGGATGTGGATTACATAGTTCACATGGGGGCTGAGAGCCACGTGGATAGAAGCATTGATGACCCTGTTCCCTTCGCTCAATCCAACGTGCTTGGAACGGTAAACATGCTTGAGTTTTTAAGACATCATCAACCAAAAGCTAGATTCCTATACATAGGTACAGATGAGGTTTACGGTCCCGCTTTAGGAGGACACCTTCATAAAGAAGGAGAGGCTCACAGGCCTTCAAATCCTTATTCAGCCTCAAAGAGCGGTGCAGAGGCATTTTGTTACGCTTACTGGAATACCTACGAATTAGATATAATAATTACAAATACAATGAATAACTACGGAGAAAGACAAAACTCAGAGAAGTTTGTCTCCCTAGTAGTTAAGAAGCTGTTAAATGGAGAGCCTGTTATAGCTCACTGTAAGAAGGAGAACGGAGAGGTAGTGGAGATTTCAAGTAGATGTTGGCTACACGCCAGAAACCACGCTGATGGAATCATCTTCCTTCTAGATAAAGGGAAGGCGGGAGAGAGATACAACATCACAGGAGAGTGGGCTGACGTAGCTTATATGGCTGAGAAGATTGCTAAGATACTAAAGCTTCCTTTGACCTTAGAGTATGAGGATTTCCACTCCTTTAGGCCTGGACACGATATGCACTACGGTTTAGACGGAACTAAGATGAAAGAAATGGGTTGGATTGCCCCCTTCTCTTTAGAAGAGTCTTTAGAGAAAACAATAAATTGGATAAAGGACAATCCTAAATGGTTGTAAGTTAAAACGATTGGCTAGGCCCCTCACCTTGGTTGGGACGTGGCCTTTCGTTTTAGGATATAAATATGCCCAAAAAGACGCAGAAAAACCCACACGGGTTAACAGGTAAACAAAAATTAGTAGTAGATGACATGGTAGCTAAAGCAAAAGCTGGCAAGTCAATTACCCCTGTGGACTCAACTAAGAAGATTTACAACACCTCCACCCACGGTTCCGCCAAGACGATTACCTCAAGGAATATGAATAATGAGGATTTTAGGTCAGCTTTAATTGATGGCTGGACAGCTAAAAGAATTGTAGGAGCCAATTCAAAGGTTGAATTACGAACCGAGGAAGGACTAGACGCAACAGATAAGGATGGAGCTGTAGACTATACTAACAGGCTAAAGTACATCCAAGAGATAAACAAAGTCTTAGGAGTTTACGCACCCGACAGGAAAGAAACTAAAACCCTCCACCTAAAGATGGACCTAACAGAGAAAGAACTTGACGAAAAGATTAACGCCTTAAAAGATGAACTAGAAGACAGATAACAAGATATTTGCTTTTTAGGACACTGATGACGTAGGAGGTGATATGTGGGTAGGCGTAAGCGACGCAGAAAACCACGTAAGAGAAGACGTAAGAAGATGAGTAGCCAAAATAAAAGGCTAGTACATCAAAGGGATAGGGTTTGTCAGCGCTGTGGACATAAGGGTTCCAAATCGAATCCTTTAACCGTTCACCATATTAAGCCCAAACGCTCCTATCCAGAGTTGGTTAACGACACATCCAACTGCGAAATTCTATGCAATGACTGCCACGTTGAAGAGCACAAAGGAGGTTGAGATGCACGAACATGAGTATGTTTTTTCGAGAACCATAACCATAGGACCACTCAAATTCCACATTTACAAATGCACTATATGTGGCAAGGAGAGGTCCGTAGAAGGAGGCTGAAATGAAACACACTCACAAATATCATTTCGTAGACGTAGTTGTACTCGGTAAGTTTGTCTTTCGTGTTTACAAATGTTCTAAATGCGGAAAACAAAAACTCATAGGAGTAAAGGAGAACTGATGTGGTATTGGAGCGTAGTATTTACCGAAGTCGGTAGCGACAAGCTAATGGAACTAAGGTCAATGACCTATTTCATTACGCCACAGGAAGCTGAACACGAACTAATGACCAACATAGAAAGTGTTCTAGCCGAATTAAGAAAGAAGGATGTTACGGATATAATCACAGTAGAGTGTATCTGCCAACCCTTCGTAAATAGTGATGAAATTCACTAGGGAGAATAATTATGAAAGATAAAAGATTAGACATTTTTAAGGGTAGTGTAAAGGAGATTCGTGCCGTTACTTATAGTACGGATGCCTGCAAGCTACTCGTCGTTCCGTTAGGTGACGTTCACTTAGGTGCGCCCACCTGCGATATTCAGAAGTTTCTAGCTACTGTCAAATTCATCGAGGAAACAGACTGCAAAGTCATTTTGATGGGAGACCTGTTAGAGGCTGCAAGTAAAAGCTCTGTTGGTTCAGGTTGGGTTGAACAAACTGCTTCACCACAAGACCAATTGGATGCTTTAAAGGAAGTGCTGTTTCCAATCAAAGACAAGATACTTGTTGTCCTAGATGGGAACCACGAAGAGAGAATACAAAAGTCTGTGGGAATCAAGGTTTCTAAAGTCTTAGCTGACTATTTTGAAGCTCCCTACGGCGGCTATTCTGCCTTTGTGTATCTTCGGGTAAAGAATCAGAACTACATTGTTCACGCACAACACGGAAGCACAGGTGCTCGTTATTTGAGAACCAAGATGCATGCCGCAATGAAAACTGCTGAACACACTGAGGCTGATATTTATCTGTATGGACACACTCACGAACTTGCTACGGCTTCACAGCCCTATCGTCAATTTGACAAGCGGGGTCGCCACGTGAAGATGATTAAGAAACGCTTCGTCCTTACTGGTGGATTTTTAAATTACTTTGGCGGTTACGCTGAACGCAAGAATTTAAATCCTTCACCTATCGGTGTCGCAAATCTTATCTTTGATGGTAAAAAATGGGACATCCACGTTAGTACATGATTGAAAATCTATTAAACCTAAAAAGCAACTAGGCCTTTACTTATTCGCAGCGATGCAGATATTTAGAGGCCTTTTTATTGCAAATCTATGCAGTTTCTAATGAAATCTATGCACATTCAGAGACCTTTCTATGTCACGACAAATAGGGTATACTATAATACATGAGATGTATACAATGCAACGAGCTTTTAGATGTACTTCCTATCTACAACGGTGGGAAGGATTCTGATTTTCCCCCAACAGTGCCCTTTTGTGGTAACGTAGAATGTTCTAGATACGGCCTTTTAGGGATAGTTTTCAAGACCGCTGTGGAGAAGGAAGAGAAGAAGGATGATAAGAGTAAACATAAGAAAGTTTAGTAGGAACGTATATTCCTACTTAGATAAATTACCAGTAGTCGTCTATAACAAGAGGACAAAGAAAGATATTTTTATAGTAAGTTTACCAAAGAAAGGAGCAAAAGATGATTCATAAACCAAAGATTTTATTCAATCCCACAAGCGAACCAATAGAGTTTATGTGTGGTGGATTAATACATATTTTACAACCAGGTCAAAAGGAATTAAAAGATGGCTTCATAGCTTATCACGCACTAGTACAGACACAAACAGGTCTTGTTGAATACGAAGGTCAGGACTCTAACCCCGATGCTATGCCTCTAAATGATATGCCTTGGAGAAGCCTGGTATCACTAGGAGCTAAACTCGGCGTACACAAAGTCGGAATGAAAAGAGAAGAACTTATTAAGAAGATTAAGGAAATAGATGGACAAGAAGAAAGAACTCTATAGGAGCTTACTGATAAAGAAGAAGATGAGGGGTCTTGACGACCTTTTGTACTTCAACAAATACGTACTGGAATCAGACCCCAAAAGAAGGGCTTTAATTGTTCCCCATGTTCACGGAGAGTGGGTAGAGTGGTATCACAAACCCACTAAGAAGAGAATTAAAATGATTCTAGTCCCACGTGCTACATTTAAGAGTACCTTCTTTACTGTAGGTCGTACTCTTCAGGCCATATGTGCCGATAGAGATGTTCGTATACTAATAGCAAACGCCACCCTAGGAAACTCTCAGAAGTTCTTAGGAGAGGTAAAAAACCACCTAAGAAAGAACCCCCTATTAAATGAACTCTACGGAGCGAAGGGAGGATTCTATGATAAAAGCCTGAAGTGGAATGAGGACGAGATAGAGGTCAGAGGAAAAGGACTTGGTTCCAGAGAACCTACAGTTACAGCCGCAGGAGTAGGAGGGAATTTAGTTTCTCAGCACTACAACATAATTATTGCAGATGACCTTATGAATTTAGAGAACTCCTCCACAAGATACCAAGTAGATAAGGTTATAGACTGGTGGAAAAGAGCCTTCTCTTTACTAGATTACGACGGAGAGATGATTATTATTGGAACCCGCTGGTCTTACTACGACCTCTACTCTTATATAGAAGACAATTTCCAAGATTTAGCCCGTATTTACATACGTGGGGCATATATAGACGAGGATGAGACGATATTGTATTTCCCAGAACTTTTGAATGAAGAGAAGCTAGCAGAGCTCAGAGGACTGCAAGGAAGCTACGTTTTCTCCAGTTTTTACCTAAACGACCCTGTGGACGAGGAATCTGCTCTTATTAAGAAGGATATGATTAAGTATTGGGGTGAGGGAGAGCACAAATTACCCCGAAATCTCAGCATTTTCTCTGTTTGTGACCCCGCCGTGAGCCAATCCGTATCGGCGGATGAGTCCAGTATAATAACCGTAGGAGTTGATGTTAATAACGACTGGTATATCTTAGAAACACGAAGTGGTAAGTGGACCGTAGGCCAGTTAATAGAGGAGCTGTTTGCCGTACACGCCCAATGGAAGCCCTCGGCGATGTCCATAGAGGTTATAGGACAGGCACAGGGACTAATGACCCCAATCTACGATGAGGAGAATAGGAGAAACAGGTACTTACCTTTAGTAGAGATTAAAGTACGCCCTCAAGTCAGAAAAGAGATGCGAATTAGGTCTATCCTACAGCCTAGATTTGAAAGAGGGAAGATATTTATAAAAAAAGACATGATTGAGCTGGAAGAGCAGTTGTTAAAGTTCCCGCGAAGCAAGAGAGACGATATGATAGACGCTTTAACAGATGTTGAGGAGATAGCTTTCCCAGCAGAGCAGGAGGTAGACGAGATTCCAATGACTGGGAGTTACTTCCAAGACATTTTAGTTAAGAGAAAGTTTAAGTTAGAAAAGCCAATAGACCGCTGGATGGGAGAGGACTTTTAAAGTATAATAATAACTATGGAATACATACTTCTATTTGTAATAATTTTACTAGCAAGCTACATCGTGTATAAAGACATTCTGAACGCCAGAATGTTAGAGAGTCTCCAGTTAAAGCTAATGAGTAAAGACGTACACGAATATAAGTCCGCTACAGAAGAAGAGGTTGTAGAGGAAAAGAAAAAGGAAGAAGACCCCTACCTACCTATAGAGGATGTTCCTTATGCAAGAATGGTGGAGGCTAAACAACAAATATGATTAGCGTAGATGGTAAAAAGACGGAGAGAAAATTGCTTACTGTGAGCAATTACTTAATGATGTAAAAGCATCCAGAGAGAAGAGAGATTTAGAGTGGTACTTAAACCACATGTTCTTAGAAGGACATCACTACCTTACATTCAACACAAGTACATCAGCTATAGAAGCCAACCCCCCAAGAAGAAGAGGCGAGGTCAGAATGGTTGTTAATAAAGTCCGCTCCTCAAAGAGAGCTATTAAAAACTACATCACTAGTTCTAGGCCTAAGTGGGAGGTAGTCCCAGGGGATATAGATGCGGAGACGATTACTACTACAAGAAGATACGGAAAAGTATTAGACTTTATATATAGAAAAAGACATTTAGAATCTATGGTTTCTGGAGTTGTTGATTCAGCCTTAGATACATCTGTAGGCTGGGCTGAGGTAGATTGGGACCCAACAGCGTCTAGAGGAATAGGAGATATTAGAGTTAGATTACACCCCACATTTGATATATTTATAGATAGAAGAGCTTACCTATACGACGGGAGATTGGTGAGTCCTTTTGCAGCTAAAGTTGT